GACATGGGCATCTGCCAGGCGTGCCAGTCCCAGGAGCAGAAGATACACATCAACTGGGTGGAGCGTGAGCAGAAGCTTAAGGAATTGCTAACGTATTACGCATCCCTGGGCAACGATTACGATTGCATCGTGCCTATCTCAGGCGGCAAGGATTCGACATTCCAACTCCACGTCATCACCCGCGTGTACGGCTTGCGCGCGTTAGCGGTGACATTCTCGCACAACTGGTATTCAGAGACCGGCAAGAAGAACCTAGAGAACGCTTTAGAGAAGTTCAACGTCGACCACATCATGTTCACGCCTAATAGATCACTCGTGAACCGCCTGGCGCGTGAGAGCTTATTCAAGATTGGGGATGCCTGCTGGCACTGCCATGCTGGTGTGGGCGCATTCCCGCTTCAGGTAGCCGTCAAGCTCAATGTCCCATTGCTGGTGTGGGGCGAGAGCATCGCCGAGATGAGCGGGAGGGCAACCCATTATGACCCAGTTATCAAGTTCGACCGTGACTATTTCACCCGCGTATCAGCCAAAGTGTACCCTGACCAGATGGTATGCAAGTACATATCCGAGCGCGAGCTATCGCCATTCCGACTACCGAGCGTGGACGACATTGAGCGGGTGGGTGTCACTGGTATCCACCTCGGTGACTACATATTCTGGGACGATGAGCGCCAGATGGAATTTGTGAGGGATGAATATGGATGGATTGAGGATAGAGTGGAAGGAACTTATAAACGATATAAATCTGTTGAATGTCGTATGCCCGGGGTACATGATTACACTAAGTTTCTCAAGCGCGGATTCGGGCGAGGTACTGATCACGCATCCGCCGATGTTCGAGCGGGTTTACTCACGCGTGAGCAAGGATTTGAACTGGCAAAGTATCACGATACAAAAAGACCAGATGCACTTGACGATTACCTTCAGATTTCTGGACTGACCGAGGATGAGTTCTACGAAGTGATGCGCAAGCACCGTGAAGGGCTGGAGATTGACGGGATAAGAGGTGATAAGTTCTGGGAGGCGGTGGAGGCGTATGAGCGCGATAGAGGATAGCATCGCCACCATCGAGCGCCTTGACCCGTCACTGCACGCCTGGGCATACTTCGACGCCGAACTGGCGCGCAAGAATGCGGAGAATGCACGCCCGGGCTCGCTCCACGGCATACCTGTGGGCGTGAAGGACATCTTCAACACTTACGACATGCCCACACAGATGGGCTCGCCAATCTGGAGGGACTTCACCCCAGGCAATGATGCGCGTGTGGTGTATAACCTGCGTATGGCTGGCGCGGTCATTATGGGCAAGACTGTCACGGCAGAGTTCGCCGTGCATACGCCTGGACCAACTCGCAACCCGCACAATACCGAATACATGGCAGGCACATCCAGTACAGGCAGTGCGGTAGCAGTTGCGGCTGGTATGGTCAGGATGGCGATAGGCACGCAGACGGCAGGCTCCACCATTCGCCCGGCTTCCTACTGCGGCGTGTACGGCTTCAAGCCCACCTTCGGGCTGATACCCAGGACGGGCATGCTCAAGACCACCGACACACTGGACACGGTAGGTATGTTCGCCCGAAACGTGCCTGACCTGCGTCTGTTGTTCGATGCCATCCGTGTGCATGGACTGGATTACCCGTACAGCGATTTGCAAGAAGGGGAGGCGAAGAAGGTGTATATGGCACTTGGTCCCAAATGGAAGGACGCAGAGATATACGCCCGTGAAGCGCTGATACAGTTCTCAGCCGACCATGAATACTACGACTGGAAGCCCATGGGTGATATGTTTGGCAACATCCACTGCTTGCACTCTATCATCTACGACAAGACGCTGAGCTATTACTTCCGCGAAGAGTACAAGCAGAAGACGCTGGTATCCGACAAGATGTACCAGATTATCGAGCGCGGGCAGTCTATCACCCTGGATGAATACGAGATTGCGCTAGATGAGCAGGCTAACCTGACGGCGAAGTTCGACGCATGGATGTGTGAGAACGAGATAGATATCCTGCTGGATTTATCCACGGGAGGCACGGCGCTCAAAGGATTGGACACTGAAGATAGACCGGATAACTGCCTGATATGGACGTTCCTGGGACTGCCTGTGGTGAATATACCCATGTTCACCGGACCCAATGGGATGCCCTTTGGCTTGCAGGCGATTGCCCGCAAGTATGACGATTATAAGTTACTGAGGTTCTGCGAGGAGGTGGCGGGTGGCTGACATCCTTGACCGTGACGATAAAGAGGCTGCGCTGGCGAAGGTTCTGGGTAGAGAGTTCAACCGCATGCGCCTGGTCATCATGGAGTTGCTGCCTGCGCTGGACAAGTGGATGCTCAATATTGCGCCTGAGGTATGGGCTGAGCACAAGCAGAAGCTGCTGCAATTCGTTGCCCCGCTCATGGCTGCCAACTTCCTGATGCAGGCGCAGAAGATGATGGATGACTTCCCATTCCTGGGCGTTGAGTGGGGATTGGTGAACGAAGCCGCCGCAGATTGGGCGCGCAAATATACCTTTGACATGGTGACGCATCTGACCGATACCAGCCAACGCCTGCTGCAAAAGCTGATACCGCGCTTCTTTGAGGAGCAGTGGACGCAGGGGCGGCTTAGAGAGCAGTTAGCGCCCATGTTCGGCGCGGTGCGGGCTGAGATGATAGCCAGGACGGAAGTCACACGGGCGGCGTCCGAAGGCGAGCAGGAGTTAGCGCGGGAGCTGGCAGAGCAGGGAATTAATATGCAGCCTATATGGAACACGCGCATGGATGAGATTGTGTGCCCGATATGCGGCCCGCGTGCTAACAAAGAGATTACGGACGGTGAGTACCCGCCAGCCCATCCACGCTGCCGCTGTTGGGTGACACATGAGCTGCCAAAGGTGGAAGCATGAACGAGTATGATATTGCCATTCAGAAGCAGTGCATCGGCGTCGTGGAGGAGATTGTGCGCGATTACGAGAAGCGCATCCGTGAGACCAGAAATATGGCGCGTGTCAAGGAACTCAAGCGCCAGTTGAGAACGCGCCAGGCGAACCTACAGCGCTTGTACGAACAGTTAGCAGAGTTGGAGAAAGGATAACTTATGCCATTCAAAGGCCCGTGGGGTACGTTCTATCATATCCCGAAGTGCGGCGGCATGTCCCTGCGCTACTTCCTCAAGAACCACTTCCGAGATCCAGGCGTTGAGCTGGACGACAAGCGCCAGCATGGATTACCCAAGCCTGAGCATGATCTAACAAATGCCTGGACAGTAGTGCGCCATCCGGGTGAGTGGCTGCTGTCCTATTACGCATACATCGAGTCGCGCGAGTGGCATTGGCCAGAGCGCCCGCCAGAGGTTGACGACCTGTTCCGCTTCGCTGATGGCATGTTCTGGCCTACCTGGGTAAAGGCAGTCACCAACCAAGTCCCCGGCGCAGTCGGGCGCGTGTACGGGTTGTACTGCGTACCGGGCGTGAAGGTGTACCAGATGGAGCACATTGACGATATATTCAGCGAGCCCGTGCCGGTGAAGAACGTGACCGAGATAAAACCCGTGATGACGCTAGGACACTGGCGCATGATCTGCGCGGCTGAGCATGACACGCTGGAGCGCTACGGGTACGACGATAAGCCGACTGAGGTAGTGAGGTTGTGATGGCTACTACTATCCGCGGTGTCGTTGAACTGAAGCGCAAACTGGCAAAGCTGGCAGATATGCGCTCCATCGTGCCTGCGCTGGAGGCGTCCGCGGTGCACGTCAAGGGCAAGGTCAGCAAGTACCCGCATGGCAACCAGCACCGACCGCAGCCGTTCAAGACTGAGAAGTCCCGGCGCTTCTTCTTCTGGGCACTCCGGCAGGGCATCATCGAAGTGCCATATCGCCGCGGGCAGTCGCCGGGCAGTGAAGACCACGGGCAGTCATGGACTATCAAGGGCATGAAAGGCGGCTTGCAGCAGGTTATAGGAAGTGATACGAGTTATGGCAGGCTGCTCCAGGATGCGGATGCGCAGACGGCTTACCACAAAGCGACCGGCTGGCGCACGGTGCAGGACGTGGCAGAGGAAGAAGCCGATGACGTGTTGGCTTATCTCAAGCGGGCAGTGGATAAAATATTGCAAGGCTGACATAAAAAACAACGTTGACTATTTTGTTACGGTGTGATATTATTTGAGTAAAATTGAATATCAGGTGCAAGCCAGCAAAGGCGCGGTGAGCGCAGGGATTGCATGAGACGCTAGTACTAATGGCGAGGTGATCGCGGTACGTCGAAATGACGTGCCGCTTTTTTTTGTTAATTTTCGGAGGCATTATGCCCGAACCAATGATGGAAGAAGACAAGGATAAATACATGGAGCGTTGCATCCCTCAAGTGATGGGGGAGGGCAAAGACCAGGATCAAGCCGTCGCTCAATGCCAGGGGATGTGGGATGACAAGCACGGCAAAAACTACCTAAAGACAATAAGCAAGACCGACGATGAGCTGCGTGTCGGTAACTACATGGTGCTCTTCGGCGGGAAAGACCTGACCGGCGAGTATTTCACACCCAACACCAAATTTGACAGCGAATATACCAAGGTCGGCGTGCTCTACGAAGATTGGGAGCATGGCTTAGACAACGACCAGGAAAGCCCACAGCGCGACGACGTGTTGGGTTACGTCGACTGGAAGACAGCCAAGATAGACGACAAAGGGCTGTGGGTTGACCGCATCTTATTCAGGCGCGCCGAGTACATGCAATATCTCGAAAGCCTGATTGACGAAGGCTTGATTGGCACATCCTCAGAAGCAGTTGGCAGCAAGGTCAAGAAGTCGAAAGACGGAGAGATTCTTGTCTGGCCGCTCAAGCGGGATGCGCTGACCGTACAACCAGCAGAACCGCGCATGATGACGGAGAACGCCATCGCCGCGATAAAAGCACTATCCGAATTCCAGCCGCATCTAAAGGCGCTGTTACAGGGCGAGGTGATCGCCGAAACAAGCGCGACAGAGGCAGAGAGGAAAGAGGTACATCTTACCCATTTAGAAAATGTTGGAGGGACCACCAAAATGACCGATCAAATTGTTATACCACAAGTGGACCCTGAAGTGAAAGCACTCAACGACAAGGTTGATGCCCTGATTCAGTTGATCCAAAGTTCACCCAAAGCCAAAGATGCAGGCTACGTTGCCCCCGACAGCGAGAAAGATCATCCCGAAGTCAAGAGCTTCGGCGATTACCTCGTCGCCGTGCGGCAGAAAAACGACATGCGCCTGAAGACTATCTATAAAGTCGCCCTCGCGGAAGGTTCGGGAGCCACCGGCGGTTATGGTGTGCCCACCGAATACGGGCAGGTGCTCAATGAGAAAACCAAAGAATTCAATGCCCTGCGCCGCGCAGGCGCGATGACCACGGTCTTACAAGGCCGTTCCAAGCAGTATCCCGTGCTGGATATTGAGACTGCCCCGTCCGCCGGATACACCGCCTACGCGGGCGGCGTGACCGCAGCCTGGACTGATGAAGCTACCGCTCCGACTGAGTCCGAGCCACGCTTCCGCCAGATCGAGCTGGTCGTGCACAAGCTTGCAGCCTACTCGCTAGCCTCCAGCGAAGTGCGTGACGACTTCCAGGAATCGCTTGACGGCATCCTAGCGCGCTCGTTTGCTAAAGCTATGGGCGCAGCCGAGGAGTATGCCTTCTTCCGCGGCGACGGCGTGGGCAAGCCGTTTGGCATCATGTCCTCAGGCGCGCTGATCTCAGCCGCCCGCTCCGCGGCTTCCACCGTGGCGCTAGCTGACCTGGCGCAGATGATGAGCGACTTCACCCCTGAGTCCTGGAACTCCGGCGCATGGTTCATCAGCGCCACCGTGGTTGACCAGATCATTCAACTGGTGAGCGCACCGCTGACCTGGATGGAGAACATGCGTGACGACTGGCGGCAGTCGAGCCTGTTGGGTCTGCCTCTGTACGTTGTGGGCTGCTTACCCGCCTTGAACACCGCCGGCGATATCCTGCTGGTTGACCCGAACTATTACCTGATCGGGGACCACGCCAGCGGGTTATCGGTAGCCTTCAGCGAGCACTACGCCTTCAACACCGACCAGCTCGCCTGGCGCGTTACCAAGCGCGTCGATGGTCAACCCCTGGTTGACAACTCAATCACCCTGGAGGATGCAGCTACGACAGTAAGCCCGTTTGTTGCATTAGCCGCAGGCTAAAAGGAGCCACACATGACAGACCAAGTGAAAGCACTGACTGATAAAGTCGAAATGATGCTGGGTCTCATCCAGGCTTCCCCGAAGTTGAAAGACGCTGGCTACGTTGCGCCCGATTCAGAGACCGACCATGCGGACACCAAGTCCTTTGGCGATTTCCTGATTGCGGTGCGCAACGACAACAAGCGCAGGCTGTCAAGTGTGTACCACTCGACCTACCTGGAAGATGATGACGAGAACCTGCCCAAGCACGTCAAGGTCGCCTTAGCAGAAGGCGCGGGCGCGACGGGCGGGTACGGCGTGCCAGTGGAATACGGGCAGCTTCTGAACAACATCGTCAAGGACTTCTCCGCCCTGCGTAGGGCTGGCGCTACTGTTGTGCCGATGCGAGCCCGCACCAAGCAGTTTCCGGTGCTGGACATCGAGTCGGACACTGCAGGCACGGGCGACACAGCTTACTCCGGCGGCACCATCGCTTACTGGATCGACGAAGCCACCGCTCCCGCAGAATCGGAGCCGCGCTTCCGGCTGATCGAGTTGACGGCGCACAAGCTGTCCACCTATTCCCTGGTATCTTCAGAAGTGCGCTCGGACTTCAGCGATGACCTGGACGGGCTGCTGGCATCTTCTTTTGCCAAAGCCGTCGGCGCTGCGGAAGAGTACGCTTTCTTCCGTGGGGATGGGGTAGGGAAGCCTCTGGGTATCCTGCAATCTGGTGCCCGCATCGGGCCGCAGCGGGCAACCGCTACCACGGTGGTGCTCGGCGACCTGGCGCAGATGGTCTCGGACTTCACCCCCGACAGCTATGGCTCGGCAGCCTGGTTCATTGGGCCAGGCACCATCGACCAGATCCTGCAACTGGTGACTAATCCCCTGACCTGGCTGAATAACATCCGGTCGGGGATGCCGACCACGCTGCTGGGCTGGCCTCTGTATGTTGTGGGATGCCTGCCAGCGCTGGATACTGAGGGCGATATCATGCTGATCGACCCAACTTACTATCTCATCGGCGACCATGTGGGCGGGCTGCGCATTGCCTTCTCGCCTCACTATGCTTTCAACACCGACCAGTTAGCCTGGCGGGTGACAAAGCGTGTGGATGGGCAGCCGATCATAGACAACGCAATCACCGGCGAAGATGGCACGGCGACTTACTCGCCATTTGTGACCCTGATCGCTGGTCCGTAATCGTAAACATAAGGAGCTAATAAAATGGCTGAAAGATTATTGAGTGAACAGCTTTCTATTATCGGAACTATCGATCCCGATAGTTATTCAACGCAAACCACATACTCCGATACCTTTGACATGCGCAAATGGCGCAGGGTCATGGTAATCACTATGTCCGGTTCTTGGGCGACTGCCGCCTCGATGATTGGCACGATGTACGGCTGTGCCACTTCGACTGGCGCATGGACAACCCTGACCGGCAAGACCTTCACTATGACCGAAGTCCTGCTCAATACCAACGGGCAGACGGTCATCAACCTGAGCTCGGCAGAAATGGCCTCCACTGCATTTCGCTGGGCGCGGCTGGGTGTGGTTCTGTCGGGCGCTACTTCGGTAGACTGTGCTGCGGTTATCCTGGGCGACAACGGGCGCTACGCTGAGCCCTTCACCACCATCGCCTTTGGCGACCTGGCTTCGGTTGACCAGATCATAGCCTGATCCCCCTTTATCGGTAACGGGTAGTGTCAGCAATGGCACTACCCACCAGGAGGAGATATGGCTTACACGACCGAATCGGCAGTCCGCACATACCTGGGTATCACCACCACCGGCGACGCTACGCTGATTACGACTATCATCGCGCGGGCGCAGGCGGCGATTGACACCTACACCCAACGTCACTTCGAGCACTCATCGGTAGCTGTGACCAGGTATTTCACCGTGGGTCATGACACCTACAACAGGGTGCTGGTGCTGGATGAGGATTTATGTTCTATCAGCAGTGTCATCACCGACGCAGACGGCACGCCGACCACGATACTTACGACCGAGTACGTCACCTACCCACGCAATATCACGCCCTACTCTGAGTTGAGGCTGTTGGGATCCACAACGAAGAGCTGGACTTATACCGCTGACCCAGAGAACGGCGTGTACATCAGCGGCAAGTGGTCCTACTCTTCGAGCGCGCCGGATGACATCGTGCACGCCTGTGTCAGATTATCGGCATACTACTTCCGCCAGAAAGACGCTCAGGTGTTCGACGTGACGGCTATCCCTGATGCGGGTGTGATTACCATGCCGCAGGGCATCCCCGCCGATGTCAAGCTGATGCTGGAGCCGTACCGGAGGATCATCATCTAGTGGATACCTACACTGCAAAGCAGCGCTTCTTTCATGAAGGCTTGTTAGTCAAGCCGGGCGAAGAGCTTGTCTTAAATAGCGCAGAGGCTGCGCGATACATGTATCTCGGATACATCTGCGCACCACAAAAGAAGCCTAAACGCGCCCTATGGAAGGAAAAGACCCATGCCCGCTTTACCCACTAACGCCGCCTTTAGAGACGCTTTGCAGTCCATGACGGTGACAGGCGTTACGACCCACTACGACTACCCTCCCGAATCTCTGGGCGAACTGCCCGCCGCCTTCTGCTCTATGCCGACCGCAACGCTGGGCGACTATCTAGTGTCCTGCACCAACGAGGACAAGACTCGCTCGATGATTTATGTCATCTGCGTGGAGGCATCGGCGCAGGATACGAACCTGACCAACTACGAAGCCCTGGCAACGCTGATGGATAACCTGGAGACGGCGCTGGATACGGCACTGGCAACCCTGGCTAACTTCTACACCTACGAGATGACTACCGGGGCTTATGCAGTCTCAGGCATCGAATACTGGGCAATCGTCACCACTATTTCCGTACGGAGCGCGTGAGATGGTCGAGGTCATCGTGCTGCATGCCTTCTCCACCTACGACGCTACGGGCATTGTACAGGGCAAGGAAGGCGAGATCATGCGCCTGCGCGCCTGCACCGCCTTGCAGCTCATCAAGCTAGGCAAGGTGAAGAAATACCGCAGGTATCAATATAAGGATAAAAACACATGACAGACTCAGGTAAAAACGCAAGCTTTAAATTCAACACCGTCCTGTATGACGCCGACGACTGCTTGCAGGGCTGGGACTTAGCGGCTGCGCTGAACGACATCGTCTATCAATGCAACGGCTATGACAAGCACCTGCCTGGCACCAAGACCACCACCTTCCGCGTCTCCCTGGCATTGGCTAAGACCGAGACCACGAAGGTGACGGGGTTAGCGCCAGGCACCACAGGCACGTTTGAAGCGCACCCGGCAGGCGATACGGCGGGCAATATCGAGATTGAAGTAACCCGCGCCCAGGTTAACTCCGCCAATATCTCCGCACCCGTCAACGGCATTATTGCGATTGACGTGGAGTTCGGATTAGATGACGTTGATTACGGCGCGGCAACCAGTTAGGAGGCCTCATGGCAGATTCAGGTAAATTAGCAGCTTTCACATTCGCGGGCACGAGCTACACATCCTCAGCCTGCATCCAGGGCTTTGACTTCGCTAACGCGGTCAATGACATCGTGTACCAGTGCAACGGCTACGACAAGCACCTGCCTGGCACGGTATCGGCGACCTTCCGTGTTCAGCTTGCGCTGGCGGGCGTTGCGACTACAAGCGTCATTGCCCTTGCGCCTGGCACAACCGGCGCATTTCTGGCGCACCCAGCCGGTGACGTGACCGGCAATATTGAAATCTCAGCCACGCGTGCGCAGGTCAATTCAGCCAACATCTCCACCGCACCCAACGCAGTCATTGCGCTGGACGTGGAGTTTGCGCTGGACGATGTGACCCTGACCACGGCAAGCACATAGAAAGCAGGCACAAGTGAGCGAGTTACATGACTGGCAGAAACAGTTCAAGCTGAAGGGAACTCTGGTCGAGCTGGACGTTGAGAACCTAGAGCGGGCGTTGATCGACATGCCCCGCATGGCGCTCACCAACACCTCCAACGCTGCCAAGCTGAAGTCCGCTATCGCTGCGGGGTGGGTGTTAGAGCCTCCCTGCGAGGTGGGTAATTTCGACGGCGAGAAGCGCTACTTCTACGACGGGAAGAACATCGACGAGATGCACCCAGGCGCGGTGCGCTGGCTGGGCATGCAGGTGGATCGGGCGTATAGCGAGGCGATAGAAATCCCAAAAAACTTGTAAATCTGGTGGCGGAGCATGTGTTCGACAAGACGCAGCCGCCGCCGGAGTTAGCCAGAGCGTTGAACTACCAGGCATGGGGAGTTGGCGACATTATGAACCTGCCGGCCGGGTGGCTGTTGAGAATGAATATTGTCCTGAACTACTACCGGGCGTTTACCGGGTATCTCAACGCGGCAGCCAGCAACCAGTCAGTCGAGTTCACCCGCAAGCACCCGAAAGACTGGGGGCTTGTATCGGCGTACCTCGCCGAGAGGAAAGGTATAAAGCATGCCTGACGGGACAAGCAAGCTACAAGTAGTTATTGATGTGACGACGGGCGTTAATTCCGACAAGGCAATAAACGATCTACGCGATGATATTAACAGCCTTGATAAAGAATTGGTTAATCTCACTGCCACAGAAAAGAAAGCAAAGCAGCAAGACGAAGACAACGCCAAAACACTTAACATGATAGCCGCGGCAGCAGTCGGCGCGGCTGTGGCTATTGTGGGCTTTGCAAAGAGCGCCATTGACGAAACAGAGGAATACAACAGGAAGGTGCGGGAGTTATCCACCTCCATCGGCTTGTCGGCGGAAGAGACCAGCCGCATCATCCAGGTATCCGACGACTATAAAATCAGCATCGACCAGGTAAAGACCACCCTGGCTTTTATGACCAAGAGCGGGTTACAGCCGTCCATAGAAAATTTAGCCAACTTAGCCGATGAGTTTGTGAACACGAAAGACAAAACGGAGTTTGCCGAGAAAGCCGTCAAGCTGTTAGGGCGCGGCTGGACTACGCTGATACCGATACTGTCTAAAGGGGGGGATGCATTCCGAGAACAAGCCGCCGCGGTGGATGAGAGCCTGATTGCCACGGATAAATCCATCCAGGCATCGCTTGAATACTCGTTGGCGATGGATGCGTTGGAAGACCGGGTTACATCCCTAAAATTATCCATTGGCAACGGGCTTATCCCTGTGCTTACCGATCTACTGGGTATTATAGATCAAACGGTTGGGGTGCATAAAGCCCTGATGGATGCGGTCAGCGATGGGACTATCTCCTATGTTGAAGCTTATATCATGGGCAATAAGTACAACCTGAAGATGATGGAGCAAGAAGATATTATAGCGACCTTGACGGTTGCCTATGATAAGGTCGAAGAGGCGAAGCAGAAAGAGTTAGAGGCGACCGGCTTATCTACCAGCGCACTGATTGAGGAGCGCCGGGCATTACAAGAGGCAAGTGATGTTATCAAGCCATTCAAAGAATACACCGATGGGTTAGCTACAGCTACCGATTTGGTGGCAGCGGCTTATCGCAGAGGTATTGAGCCAACAGATGATTTTGCAGAAGCTAACAGTCGCGTAGCGGTTGCTATTGGCGAAGTGACTGAAGCCAGCCTGGGCAAGGATGCGCTAGAAGCCCTTACAGAGGCATACCGGGATGGCACGATCAGCGAAAAAGAGTACGACAAGCAAGCCCGCTTTATTATGGGCTCACTGTTGGGAATGCCTGACGCATCAATCGTCGCTCAAGAAACCCTGCAAGACCTCAACGAAGATTTAGCCGATGGCAAGATAACTGCCCAGGAATATGCCAAGGCACTATTTGATATGGGCATTAATCTAGACAACCTAAACGGGAAGAAGGCTTACGTCGATGTTTACACCACCTTCCACGAGCAGACCGTTACCTCCCCAGGCTCCACTGGCGGCAGCGGGACGGGCAGTGGGACATTTGCTCCAGGGCAGGGCGGCGCGCAGCACGGTGCAAACTTCATCGTGCCTCCAGGTTATCCAAACGACAGCTACCCGCTGAACGTCTCCAGCGGCGAGCACGTGGTGGTGGTGCCTAAAAATCAGGTATCGAATACCTGGAACGTCTTCACCAACGCAGGGACGCAGCCCTATGACCGTGACTACAACCTCAAGAAAGCGCTGGCAAGCTAGGACACATTATGGCTAAAGAATACAAGATACTCTCCCCAGAAGCGGCTGTGAATATGATTGTCAACCCGTCCTTCGAGTCGGGCACGACCGGCTGGACGGCTGTGGGCGGCTCGATTGCGCAGTCCGCCGCATACCAGCGACGCGGCGTATACAGCCTGGCGGTCACCCCATCGGCGGGCACATCTGACGGCGTCTCATCGCCGGTTATGGCGTTCACTTCTGGGACAAGCTACACCTTTAGCGCTGACATCCGCGGCGTGATCAGCATACCCTACACCGTGCATTTCGCATCCACTGCGGCTGTGGTGAAGGGCACGCCTACCGATTTCACCGCTACCGGTAGATGGGATCGCCCGTCCGTTACCTGGGCGTGCGACGCGGGCGGTAATTACATGATCTATATTCGCAAGGATGCGGACGCCTCCACCAGCCTCTTCTACGTGGACGGGGCGCTGAATTGGGCAGGCGACCACGACACCAGCTACTTTGACGGCGACAGCGTGGGCTTCTTGGAAGACGGGCATTACTGGACTGGCACGCCGCACGCCTCCACGTCTACCCGGCTGGCTGCCGAGAGAAGCGGCGGGCAGGAGATTGACCTGGCGACGATTGGTCTGACGGTGAGCAATCCTGTTGGTATCGGCATGCCGGGCATCGCTCACCACGTGCAGGGGCAGGCGCTCCTGCCTGGCGCGGAGTATGTGGGCTACAAGGTCATGCCGCGCGTGATTGACTTATCCAGCGCCATCACCGGCTCGACCTCCACCGAGGACGCCACGCTGGAGAAGCGCAAGGACGTGATTGACCTGATTAAGCCTGACAGGGTGCGCGGCGCTCAGCCCTTCATCCTGCGGTATTACCTACCCAACGGGCGCGGTCCGGTGGAATATAGATTGGTGTATGACAGTGGCGGTGAATATAACTCAGGCTCGCCCGTGGAGACGCCGTCCATCCGCTGCATCGGGTATGACCCCTTTGCCTACGAGGACGGGCAGGAGGGGGCGGCAATTACCACCAGCCTGAGCGTGGCGAACGCAGACAGGGCGGTAAGGAAGAACGCCGGGACGTGGGCGAATATCTCTACCGATTTTGGCGCAGAAATAAACGGGATGGTAAAGGGGAAAGATGGATTGATTACCATTGTGGGTTTATTTCAAAACGTGGGGGATGCCAACGGGGATTTTATGGTGCAGTGGAATCCGACTACCGCGACCCTCAGCTCGATGGGCACTGTGCCTAATGCGGGTATTTATGGCGTAGCTGTGGCTCCAAACGGATATATCTATATCACCGGCTTATTCACGGATTTAGGCGGGGCGAATGGCGATTACATCGCTTATTGGGATGGGGCGGCTTTCCAGCCCTTGAGCACTGGACTGGTGGGCGCTACCCTTGGTAGATGCCTTGTATTTGGGAATGATGGGACGCTGTATGTGGGCGGCAACTTTACCAACTTCGTAGACGCCAATGGCGACTACATCACCAAATGGAATGGCACCGCTTTCTCTTCGTTAAGCACGGGGATGAACGGGATCGTTTATGCCCTGGCGGTTGCGCCTAATGGCGATATTTATGCAGGCGGTGTATTCACCACGGCGGGCGGTACGACCGTAAACGGGATTGCCAAATGGAATGGCACCGCTTGGAGCGCCCTCAGCACAGGCGTGGCTGGCGCAACTGCCACAGTGTATGCCATCGCGATTGACAAGAATGGACTGGTTTATCTGGGCGGCGATTTTGACACTGCCGGAGGGGTGACGGTTAATAATATTGCTTGTTGGAATGGGCAGAAATTTATTGCACTAGGCAGCGGAGCCAATGATATCGTTTATGGATTAACGATAAGCGATGATGGCTTACTTTACGCCGGAGGTTTATTCAGCACAGCCGGGGGAATAGCCCTCAACGATTTGATGGCGGTATGGAATGGCTCATCCTGGGCGCATATTGACATCAATTTACAGGTTGGCGCTTATGTGCTTTGCTTTCTCTCTGACCGGGATAATTTATATATTGGGGGCAGCTTCTTTGGCACCGCTACTGCCTCTTATCTGAACACGCTCACTAACAACGGCTCGACCGGGTCTTATCCGGTGGTCAAGATAAAGCGCAGCGGGGGCACGTCAGCCACCCTGGAATGGATAAAGAATGAAACTACTGGGGCGACCCTGTGGTGCAACTATGCGCTACTGGACGGCGAGACGCTTACAATGGACTTCCGTCCAGGCAGGCGGTCGGTCACTTCTGACTTCTTCGGCAATGTATTGGGGCGGGTGTTTTTGCGGAACTCTGATTTTATCGCGTTCAATTTATTACCTGGATCCAATTCGGTCGGCGTATTTGTTAATACTGCGGGCGCTCCCACCATCACCGCAACGGCTTATTGGGACATCTTGCACTGGTCAGCCGACGGGGTAGCCGCATGAGCGAGTGGCAGATTTGGCTGGGCGATCCAACCGGCAAGCGCATTGCCACGCTTGACAAGACGGCGGGCTTCTACGTCACGCGCACGAAGAACGACAGAGCGCCCTTCTCGCTCATCATGCCGAACACGTTTGATAGGTCGCTCTTTCGCCTGGATGGGATTCTCAATTTCCAGCGCAAGCCGGAGCGGGGCTCGATGCGCGACTTTGGGACGTACTTCATCCGCAGCTTGGGCGTGCAGGATGACGCCAGCGGGCAGCAAGTGTGGGTGGCAGGCTACGATACTAACGACTTACTGCGCAGGCGCACCGTGGCAGCCAACGCCGAATCCGCGCAGGCGAAGATGACCGATCAGGCCGACGACATGATGAAAGCTATCGTCACCGACTGCCTGGGCGGGGACGCTGCCGCGGGGCGCATCCTGACCAGCTACGGGCTTTCTGTGGCGGCTGACCTATCTTTAGGACCATCCATCACTAAAGGCTTCTCTAGGCGCAATGTGCTGGTGCTCTTACAGGATATCGCCGATAACTCAGTCTCAGAAGGTACTAACCTGTATTTTGACCTCGTGCCAACCTTCGGCAGCGACGACCTACTGGATCTAGCTTTCACCACCTTCACCGGGCAGCGCGGGTTGGACAGGACTTCAGACAGCTCCAGCGCGGTGTTCTTCGGTCCTGACTGGGGCAACCTGGGGTCCTGCTACTACGAGGAAGATCACAGCGATGAGGAGAATTATATCTATGCCCTGGGACAGGGTACGGAAGAGAACCGCAACGTGAACGAGGTATCGGATAGCGACCGTATCGGCGCATCCATCTGGAACAGGTGCGAGGGAGTGGCGGAAGCCTCTAACCAATCTGAAGATGACGGGGTGACGGCAGCGGGCAATGAGCGCCTGCACGAGAAGCGCCCGGTCATCCGCTTCGGCGGGGATGTGCTGGACGCCGGGCAATACCGCTATGGCGTTGATTACGAATGGGGCGACCTGGTGACGGCGCGCTATGCGGGTAAAGAGTTTGATTGCCACCTGGACGTTGTGAGCTTCCGCGTGGATGAGAACGGGCAAGAAACCATCACCGCCCGCCTGGAGGTGGTCGAATGAGCGGCGACGCGCAGATGATTCGGGAGTTAGCTGAGCTGACGCGCAAGGTTGAATACCTGCGCACGCTGGAGTATCAGCGTTGGGTTGGTCCAACAGACGCGGCGTGGGTCGGCACGGCCGGCGCGCCGTTGACTTCTACCGAATGGGATAGTGATGCCTACTCGACCACTGCAAAGACATTGATTGACTTATCTGTCAAGTTCGGGGTACCTGCGGGCGTGAAGGCGGTGGAAGTGCGTTATACCGTCCTGGACAGTGGCAGCGCCGCCAATGACACGTACCTTATTCTTTCCTGGGATAACACGGCGGGCGAAGGCATCCCTATTTCGCCGTACCCAGTGAACAGCCG